CGAGGCCGTGTTGAGCGGGTCAAGGACTCTTGAGTTGTTGTTGAATACGACCTGTGCGGTACCTGCGTTGAACTGGTCAAGTTGGCGGTTGCGTCCCCGCCTGATGTTGACTGACAAGACGATTGACGTCAGGTCGGCATACGCGAGACCGCCGAGGGTGCCTGTGTCAAGTAATCCGAAAACGGCGTCGTTGAGTTGGAATGGCTGACCGAATCCTGTGGTCGTTTGGAACCCGACAAGAACTTGATATGTGGGGACGGTCACAGTGTCGCTGCCGGTGCGAAGACAACGCCTGAGTCGCGTTGCGCTGCCAATATTGCGTCGATGATGTCCTGACCGATGGTTGCGGGTGATGAGACAAGTCCTGCATCGAGGTTGATTGTGATGTTCTCAAATGGGCCGATACCGCCGATGCCTGCCTGCTCGAATCCGCCTGGGTTGCCTGACGTGTTATCAAAGATTGACGGTGGAGCCTTAGATGCTTTCGGTGGTACTGGTGGGATAGTTGCAGGCGCTCCGCCTGCTGCGCCAGAAATAGTTGATCCGGCAAACATTGCTTCGGCTTGTTGCGTCGAGACGGGACGATTAGACATTGGGTTTTGTGCCGTTAACTGATCAAAAGTTGGAAGACCTTTTACTTTGTAATTTCCTAAATCGCCTGTGCGCAAGAAATTAATTACCGATAACGGGATAGCAAGTGCATTCATGATTCCGTTAACGAGTCCAGCAATTGAATTGTAAATTTTGCCAAAAGTGTTAATCATGCCGTCGGCGTCTGTGCCTAGTGTTGCGATTTCTTTTCCAAGTTGATTGACGCCACCTGCTGCGCCCTTGAGACCAAATGCTTCAGCGATGCGAACTGCAGAATCTCCAAGTTTCGTCAAGATGGGAAGCACCTTGTAGCCGATTGATTCTTCAAGTTCGCCCAGGGTAATTTTCAGGCGGGCGACGACGCCTTCGTAAGTTTCCGCCTTGTCTTTTGCTGCCCCGCCAAAACGATCCTCGAGCATGCCCTGGACTTTTTCAAATCCTGCTGCTTTTAATGTTGCAGCGTCATAGCCAACACCAAGTTTTGCTAGCGCACCGAAGGAACCCTCCTGAGCCTTCGCAAGCGCGTTAGCCACCGTCTCGACCGATTTACCAGTTGAGGCGCTTAGGTCGAGGCTGAGGTTGAGCAGGTCTTGTGCTTTGGTGACGTCCCCTGTTGCCCTGACGAGACGCCCAAGTGCCGGACGAAGATTGTCGTCGGCGACGCCCGTTGCCCTCTGAGTCTTGTCAATAAATTCTTCCAGACCTTTAATCTGCAAGTCAGATGCCGTTGTGCTTGCCTTGATTGCGTTAGCCAATTCAACCTGTGCTGCTTGATCTGCTGCCGCTGCTTGCGCTGCTTTAAACAGGACTGCTCCCGCAGCTGCTGCACCGACTGCTAAGGCGGCAAAAGCAACGACTGCAACTTCTCCTGCTTTCTTCGCTGCAAAGCCGACCTTGTCTGTGCCGGACTCTAGGTTCTTAAATTCGTTGAGCGCGGACTTAATTCCTTTGCCGTCAAACTCCGTAATGATTGGAATTGCAAGTGCCATTAGTCAAGTTCTCTCTGTACGACTCTGATTGCGTCTCTAGACGCTTTAAGCATTTCGCGCTCAATTTCTTTGCGCTTGCGAAACACGGCAGGCCCAAGATTGCGCGTATGGTTTGGCGCAGGGATTGAACCAATGTTCTTTCCCAAACTGTTAGATGTTTTGCGTCCAGCCGCTTCCCAGATTGCAGCGCCAGCGTTGGTCTGTTGGATGTAGATCAAGGATGTTGCTTCACGACTTGCGTCGACTTTTAATTTGACGCTTGACATTGCTCGAGCAACCGAAAACGGAAATTTCTTGCTTCCGTTTTGAGTCCAGTTCCGAGCCATGCCTGAAAGATACGCGCGTTGGTACCCTCGCTTGACTTCGTCAATTGCGGGCTGTGCAATGAATGTTGCATCTCGAACAAATTGCTTGCGAAGACCAGGCTCAACTTTGTTAAGAGAACGAATCGCTTCCTTGAGCCCTTGAATCTCAATAGTCGTGTTCGTTGTCATCGTCTTTGCCGTGATTTCTTTTGTTCTTGCAACACGTCAACAACCGTGAAGAGGTCGTCTGTGTCGAATGGGATGTCGGGTGTCCAGTATCCAGTCGCGACAAGAACCTCCGCTAATGAGCGTCGGAAACTGCCGCTTCTGTAAAAGACGGTGAGTCCTCCGAGATGACTTCAATTGACTTTGTTTTCTTGATGTAATCGTCAAAGGCGAGCGGAGTGGTGATTCCCGCATTTCGAGCAGATTCAAATGCAAAGAATGCAAGATCTTCTGCGCCGATGCCATTGCCAAGACTGGATGCTTGTCGTTTGAATTTGCGTTCCCATGCGACGACAACGAATAGATTCGTTTCGACTTCATAGGGGTCTCCTTCAATCGGTGTTACTTGTAGTCGGATTTTCATTGTTTCCCTCTTTCAATTATCAGGTGATGTCTCGTGCCCAAGTGCCGTTAGAGAACGAAATTGTGGCTACGGCAAGGGTGCCGATGGACGACATGATGACCGGAGCTGCGTCCAATGTGCACGTCGTAATTGTGAACTCTGGGTTAGATGCTGACTCTGTGGTGCCCGATGGGGACACGACGATTGTGCATGAACCCGCAGCAACGATTGCGCTGAGAAGGGTTTCTATTTCGGTTGTGCCGTATGAGAGATACAGCGACAGATTGACCGAGACGCTCTGCAAACCTTTGACCGCCTGTCGGCCTGTGTCCGCTAGCGATGTGCTCTCAAGCAGCTCAAAACCTAAAAGTACCTCACAAGAGGAAAGTTGATCGCTGACGTCCACGGCTGCTCCGCCTGTGGGGGTGATTGAGCAGGTCGCACCTGACAGAAATGTTGCTGTTGCCATTGGTGGCTCCTTAGTTTCTACGCACGGCGATTGCCACCGTGAGATCGTATGTTGGTATATCTTGCCCGCCGTAGTTTGCATTGCCCGGACGGGCGTCTGTAACTGCGATGGGCGAGTTCATTATCGTGTCGACTGTTGTCATTAAATAGTCTCCGGCATCGCTGTTAGCAGGGGGTGCTGCGAGGATGCGGACTGGAATGCGAAAGTCGCCGACGTTGTAGGTGAATGAGGTCATGACGGGAAGTTCAATGAAGACAGACATTGGTCGCGCGTTGCGCGGATCTGTGACGGGTTTGAGACCGAGGGTGGTGAGTTGTGTTTTGATTGCGTTGACCGCATCGGCGAGGATTCCTGTTGCAGCCATTACGCGACCTGTGGTCTTCCGCAGCCGATGAGGGCCATGATGCGTCCCATTGTTGACGGGATGGGGATTGAAGACATTGCGTCGAATGAGGCGAATGAGTCTGCTGATCCGCGCTCACGATAGAGGGTTGCTGCATACATGATTGTGCCGAGTTTGACGTCGGCACCAGGCACCGTTGATTGCGAATCGGTGTAGCCCGCTTCGCGACGCTTGCGAAAGATGTAGTTGTTTGCAGCGTTAACGCAGACCGTAATGAAGGCCGTGTCGTTAGCGGTTGCAACGTCGATGCCGAGCCATGAGGTGACATCGGCTGCGTTAATCCATGAGACCGACGGAGTGAAGGTGACTGTGCCGGTAGCAACAGAACGCTCTAAGTCTCCGTCGGCGTCTCGAAAAAGAAACTGAAAAAGTCGAATGACATCGGAGTCAAACTCAAAGTCGCCTTCGTCTGACTCTCCGATGTATTCGTTGTCTTGCGTTGACAGAACGGTATGGGTGCCGTTGATGTTATGGCCAGCGCCAGCGATGGTAACAACATCGCCGACCTGTATTCCTGTTTCTACAAAAGTCTGAAGAACAACGACACCATCGAGGCGCGTATGAAACGCGAGATCGTAAGTAGCCATCGTTCTTCAGTCCCTTTAAGAGTTCGCCTGAATTAGACGAACGCAGCCTTGATGGTGAGCGTTGGGTCAATGACCTTCGATGCCCAGTAGCCACGGAACGCAATTTGGCGAGAGAGCTGCGAAGGCATTTCTACGGAAATTGCGCCCTTAGCCAATTCATACGATTCAAGCGCACGAGGGTCAAGGATGGTCATACCAGCCGAGGTCAAGTTGCGGTCAACTACGACGCGAAGACCGAAGGCGAATGCGCCCTGTGTCGATGCAACGTTAAGTGAACCGTAAGCGTTCATTGGGCCAACCTGTGGGAACAACGGACGATCTGCGGTGTCGCTGAGTGATCCCATCAACTTCCAG